TAGACGTAGATAAGGTACTAGATTAATGGCAGATACCACAGATCAAAGACTAGATAGAATCGAGGAAAAACTCGACAGGCTAGCTGATGCTATGATCGCATTAGCCCGCGCAGAGGAGAAGCTTGCGGCGATGGCAAAAAATCAAGAGAATAATCATCAGAGAGTAAATAAACTTTCTGCAAAATTAGATGATATTGAAAAGAAAGTTGATGATAATCATAGGACGGTGTGTCTTATAAATAAACTAGTATATGCTGCTCTGATCGCAGCTGTCGGAGCGTATGTGGCTCAATTTTTAACTTAGGAGAATAGAATGTTCGGTAAGAACCCATTTAGTGAGTATAGGGCCACTCAACAATCGGTCCAAGAAAAATTTTTAATTCCGGAAGAAATTCCAGCAACAGAGCGCACAGCGTTTCATGGCGCTGCAGCCGCCGCACATAAGGCAGGTAAATCTCATTTTAATTTTGCTGGTAAGAAACACCCAGTAACTATGAAAAAAGATACAGCTAATGCTATTGCCGACCAGAAGGAAGGCTATTATAAAGATATGGAAATTAAAAAGCAAGATAAAGAAATGGGTGCTAAGCCTGTTCCTGCTAAAAAGAAAAAAGAAAAAGCAAAACTAGGAGAATCTAGAATTCGTACTGCTCTTAAAGCGGTGTTGCTCGAAAAAGAAAATCATTCTCCAAATGCAGATAAAGCTGAAAAGATGTCAGACAAAATCAAAGGCCAAGGCGCTAAAGATATGATGGCAGCAGCTGATGCAGAAATTGCTAAAGGTCCTGATGCACATTTAAATGAGCCAGAGATTGATAAAGAAAATTTTAAAAAGATGACATCAAATGTACCAGCAAAGAAGATGCGTGCAAATGATAATTCAAAAGGTGAAACAAAGGTTGTTCCAGGTGGTACACCAATGAAAGATCCAGCTGCAATGAAAGCTGAGTCATATGACAAAATGTCTGGATTAAGAGCAGCATACGCTACAATGTATCAAGTTCAAACTAACGAAACTGAAGAGGTAAAAGATGCCGATTAGAGGTCCAAAAGGTGCAGTACCAACAACACGCGGTTGGGAAGATCCTAGAACAGGCGAATTGTTAAAATCGCAACGTATCAGTCAAGGCGACATTGATGCTTTTCATGGTGTTACTGAGCAAGTTAAACCTGCTCCAACACAAATGCTCAATGAAGCACCACCATCAAATAAATCATTTGATGATATGACTAAACTTGAACTTGAATCTACAGGTCGACAGCACGGAATTGAATTAGATCGCCGTAAATCAAAAAATGATTTAATTGAAGAACTTGAAGAAGCTATTGATGGTGATGTTGTCTTAAATGAAGACGAATCATATCTTACTAAACTATAGCATAATATATAATATATTATGATCATTGAAGAAAACCTAACTGAAAGCACATTTTTTTTATATGCTGCTAAACATTATTATAATCCAACTTTCTCTGACATTGAAGAATTTGAGGAAGATATAAAAAGGTTTAAGTATATCAAAAGACTGGTGAATCGATATTTAGAAACTGGTAAATTTCCAGATCGTCTATTAATGAACCACATTATCATCATCTTTAACGTATTTGGTATTTCACCTGCGTTAAAGATGCTTGAACTACGGTTAGATGAAAAGCATTGGCCGGTGGTAAAGCCTATTCTTTTATTCTTAAATTATATTAAGAATGACGAATACACTGGCATTAAGATGGATCAGAACGTTGTTGATTTTTTAAGGAAGATATAATGGGATTAGTTAAAAGAGCAGCAGACTTAGCTTATACGTTTAGATTTATTCGAATGCTTGTATTAGACTGGAAAGAGTGGGACGCGTATAAACTTGGAATCATCGATGAACAAGGCAAAAGACAGCGAAACAACAAGATTGACAACGATGAAAAGAGGTCAGCGTACACGCCTTTTATTCGATTATGTGCGAACATTAAGAGGTTGGTGGCAAATATTCCCGGCGGTGGCAGTAAGCTTGGTTCTTTTGCATCTGCTCTGTATCTTATTAAAGAAAATTATGGCTTAGATGATAATCAGTTAAATTCTATTAATAAAAAATTAGGCATTGATCGTCTTGATGTAGTGCTTGAAGGTAATAACTGGTTTTTACTTGATGATGGCTCAATCGGACCAGGTGTCTACAGAATAAAAGAACATAAGTTAATCGCTAAAACATGTGATGAAATGGTTTGGGCAAAGGATCAAATTAGAATTCAAGAAAATTGTATTCCTATTGGTGATGTGTTTGGAATTCCTATCTATGAAGCAGTACATATGAAGACAAATCAAAAAATCTTTATTACAGTCAACGAGATTTATAAATGACAATAAAAGAAGATGCTCCTACAGTAAACACATCAGCAATTCCTAATCCTGCAGACACTGCCATGGGCCCGCGGTTTAAAACAAATAGAGTACATGATCGTCGTAAGAAGAAAGGTACTCCTCTTTTACTTAAAAGATTTAGAGATTATTATAAAGAAAAAGGAATAGCGTAATGCTTTCAATATTAGGATCACTGATTGGTTTCGCTTCATCTGCTGTACCTGCTATTACAGATTCGTTTAAGGACAAGGCAGATAAGAAGCATGAAATCGAGAAGATGAAGACAATGGCCGAGCTGAGAGCTCAAGGCTATGACCACGAAATTAAAGTATACGAACAGATGGGTGCAGACAAAGAGCACGATCGTTTGATTCAACATGATATAAGTATCAACAAAGGAACAGGGTTTATCTCTGGATTGCAGAGATCTGTACGACCAGTAATTACCTATGCGTTCTTTGGACTATTCGCTACTATTGAAATTACACTTTTAATGGAAGCACTTGAAAAGGGAACCGAATTTTCTGAAGCAATTCAGTTATTATGGGATGAAGATACAAAGGCAATCTTTGCAGCTATCATTTCATTTTGGTTTGGTTCTAGAGCAATTGATAAAGCAAGGAAAAGATAATGCAAGACTTGAAAGATGACATCTTAGCGGCCTTTGAATCACATGCTAAAGGCCACATTGATAAACATAGAATGAATGTTGAAGTATACCTAGCACATCCAGTTGGTGTAGGTGAACATCCTGATATTATGGAAGCAATTGAAAAAGAAATGGAAGAGATCGCTCGGTACGATGATATGCTGAGTATGATTTACAAATATTTCAAAGATTAGAAAAGTCTTTTTCTAATAAACTATTAAAAAAACGGTTTACAAGAACTGCGTTTTGATATATAATAGTACTATAAAATAAACCAATCAATATATCGAGGTATCAATGGCTACACCTAATGTAGACACCCGTGAGTTTTTGTCACAGACTAAGTTTTATGATGGCTATTCGCGGTTTAAAGAAGAAGGCAATGGCGGCTACGAATCATGGGATGAAGCTGTAGACCGTGTACTAGAAATGCACGAAAAGAATTACGAATCAAGTGAAAGTAAGCTAAGACCATACTTAGAAGAAGCAAGAGCAGCGTATAAAGAACAACGTGTGCTTGGTGCTCAGCGTGCTTTGCAATTTGGTGGTGATCAATTAATGAAGCATCAGATGAGAATGTATAATTGTACTTCATCTTATGCTGATCGGCCAGAATACTTTGGCGAATATTTTTATATTTTGCTATGTGGTGCAGGTGCAGGTTTTTCTGTACAAGAACACCATGTGGCAAAACTTCCACAGGCACAACAAAGAACGAAACAAGCTAAAGGCTATATCGTAGAAGATTCTATTGAGGGATGGGCATCAGCACTTGACGTATTGATGTCTTCATACTTTGTTGGAGGTGGTAAGTTTCCTGAATATGAAGGTCGTAGAGTATTCTTTGACCTGACAAATATTAGACCAAAGGGTGCTAAAATCTCAGGTGGATTTAAAGCTCCTGGACCAGAAGGCCTTCGTCGTTCTCTTGATAAGATTGAATTAATTTTACAAAATCTAGTAATAGACACGAAAACTTCTGTATCACTTCGTCCTATTCATGTATACGATATTTGTATGCATGCTGCAGATGCAGTTCTTTCTGGTGGTGTTCGTCGTTCTGCAACTATTTGTCTCTTTTCTCCAGAAGATGATGAGATGATGAATGCAAAAACCGGTAACTGGTTTATGGACAATCCACAACGTGGTCGTTCAAATAACTCTGCAGTAATTGTTCGTGATGAAGCCACACCTGAAATGTTTGCAAAGATTATGGAATCTGTCAAGTCGTTTGGTGAGCCAGGTTTTTACTTTACAACATCAAAAGAACATACAACTAATCCTTGTGTAGAGATTGGAATGTTCCCACAAATTAATGGTAAGTCTGGCTGGCAAGGTTGCAACCTTACAGAGATTAATGGTGGGATGTGCACGACAGAAGATGATTTCTATAAAGCTTGTAGAGCAGGTGCTATCTTAGGTACACTACAAGCCGGTTATACTGACTTTAGATTTCTTTCGCCAAACACAAAAGAAATCTTTGATCGTGAAGCATTGCTCGGTGTATCAATCACTGGCTGGATGAATAATCCAGAGATTCTATTTGATAAAAAGATTTTAGAAAAAGGTGCAAAAATTGTCAAAGATGTTAACAAAACTGTCGCAGCCATTATTGGTATTAATCCTGCCGCTCGGACTACTTGTGTTAAGCCTAGCGGTAATGCTTCAGTCCTTCTCCAAACAGCGTCTGGTATCCATGCTGAGCATTCACCAAAATACATTCGCAACATTCAAATGAATAAAGAATCTGAGATCACGCAAGCTATCATTAAGTCAAATCCATATATGGTTGAAGAATCAGTATGGTCGGCTGGTGGTACAGACGTGGTTATTTCTTATCCTATTATTCCAAATAAAGGTTCAATGTACAAAGACGATTTGCTTGGTGTAAAACATTTGGAATTAGTAAAGACTGCTCAAAAACACTGGGTAATTGCTGGTACTAATGAAGAACTTTGTGCCGATGAAGGTGTTCGTCATAATGTATCAAATACAATCATCGTTGATGATTGGGATGAAGTAGAAAAGTATGTCTTTGAGAATCGCTATTCATTCTCTGGTATCTCATTCCTCTCTATGTCTGGTGATAAAGACTACAATCAAGCACCTAATACTGCAGTGATTGATGAGAAAGAAATGATTCGTAAATACGGACCATCTGCTATCTTTGCTTCAGGCTTAGTAGTAGATGCTATGAAAGTATTTCCTAATCTATGGGATGCATGTTCAACAGCACAAGGCTTTGGATTAGATATTTCTCTTGAGTCATCAGAGAATTCTGCAAGGCAGGATTGGGTAAGACGATTTGAAAACTTTGCTAATAATTACTTGAAAGGTAATGTGAAGAAAGCTGAGCATTGCTTGAAGGATGCATATCTATTTCACAAATGGAATAAAATTCAACAAAACCTCAAACCTGTAAATTGGAATGAAGATCTTACGGAACAAGTATTTACTGATGTAGATACAATGGGTGCAGCAGCATGTGCTGGTGGAGCATGTGAAATTGACTTCTAAAGTACCTTCACCATGTATACAAGTCTGTACAGTAGTTGATGGATTCTGTCTTGGTTGTGAGCGCTCTGCAAAAGAAATTGCAGAGTGGCTCAGAGCTACCGATGAAAGAAAACTACAGATCTTAGAAAGAATCGGTTCATGAAGCAATGGAAAGTTGAATGTGAAGAGTGTGATAATGAATCTATTGTATTCTCAGATGTAGAAGTAGAGTTCTGTCCTGTATGTGGCAGAAGAACAGAAGCAGTATTGGATGATGAAGATGTATAAAGTGACAGCATATTTTCGTGATCATAGAATAGCAAAATCATTTTATGATATGTATGATGCAATTGAATTTAAAGATAATGTAGATGCGCATTATCCAATTAAAACAAACTTTGAAAAGGTGACAAACATGAAAGAATTTATCTATGACTCTTGGAATGGTGTTATGAACTCTCAAGTAAATCCATTAAAACATATTCCAGATCTCAATACACGTCATATGGTACTGCAGCTACTAGCATGGATGTGGTGTATTGTATTTGCATTTTATCTTGGCAGTGTTGTAGCATTTGGTGTCAGTGCTGTAGCTCATGCTATTGTGTTGGCTGCCATTGTGATTACAGTTGGTACATTTGAAACTGCAAGAACTAATCCTGTATTCTTTAATCCTCGTGATAATATTATCAACAGCCGCGGTGTAGGCGGTGAACACGAGTAATATATAATTGCATGTGGTTATTTAATGAACAACCTTACAATGAAACCCCAGATGAGTACCAAGGATTTGTGTACGTTATCACAGAACTGGATACAGACAAAAAGTATATCGGTAAAAAGAACTTCTGGCGGCCTAAGATATTACCAAAAAATAGCAAAAGATCTCGAAGGCAAAGAACTCGAGTCGAATCTGACTGGAGAGAATATTATGGATCTAATAAAGAACTTCAATTACTCGTTGAACAGCGAGGGGAAAGCAGTTACAAAAGAGAGATCTTAATATTGTGTAAGACAAAAGGTGAGATGTCTTATTACGAAGCCAAGCTACAATTTGACCGCGATGTTTTATTACGTGAGGATTATTATAACGAGTTCATAGGATGTAAGATACACTCTAGACATTTACCTAAACAAGATGCAAAATAATGGTGTACATTTCTGAGAAATAGTGGTATAATAGTTCTATAATCAAAGCAGGAGCTATTATGATTCTAGTCGACTATAGTGGTATTGCTGTAGCTACAATTGCAGTCAATAAAGTAAATGACGAAAGTATGCTTCGTCATATGATTCTCAACTCTCTTCGTATGTACAATAAAAAATTCCGCCAAGAGTATGGCCAAATGATCTTGTGCTGTGACGGTCCAAACAATTGGCGCAAGTCTTATTTTCCTCAATATAAAGCTAATCGCCGTAAAGGTCGTGATGAATCAGATTTCGACTGGAATAAAGCTTTTACTATCATGAATAAAGTAAGACAAGAAATTGCAGAAAACTTTCCTTACAAAGTTCTGCATCTGGAAAGCTGCGAGGCTGACGATATTATTGCTACTATTGTAGCAAACACTCAAGAATTCGGTCAGTACGAAGAAGTAATGATCGTATCTTCTGACGGCGACTTTAAACAGCTGCAGCAATATGATAATGTTAAACAGTTTTCTCCACTTCTTAAGAAAGCTATAGTAGATAACAACCCTAAGGTTAACCTTATCGAAAAAATATTATCAGGCGATTCCGGCGACGGTGTACCAAATGTTCTTTCTCACGATGATACATTTGTAAATGGCGAACGCCAAACACCTTTGTCTAAGAAAAAGAAACAAGCTATCGTAGAAGATCTTGCTGATGGCGAGTTACTATATGCTGCTTCTTGGTATCGTAATTACCAGCGTAATGAAACACTTATCGATCTAAGCAAAACACCTGTGGCTATTAAAGAATCAATCATTACAGAATTTAATGCTCAGGATCCTTGGCATAATAAAGGTAAGGTGTTTCCGTACATGGTAAATAAGAATATGAAATTGTTAATTGAATCTGTAGAGGAATTTCTATAATGGCAACAAAACTAATCTTTGAAATTTTAGAAGAAGCTGCTTCTAAAAAAACAAATGAAGAAAAAATTTCAGTACTTCAGAAAAATTCTTCAATGGCATTGAAAGATGTTTTAAGAGGTACTATTGATAGTACTATTCAATGGAATTTACCAGAAGGTGAACCTCCATACACTGCATGTGAACCACACAACTGTCCAGCAAATCTTTTAAGAGAACACAAAAAATTTAAGTATTTTGTTAAAGGTCTTCAGGAAAGCGAAAGCCTTCCTGCTTTTAAACGTGAAAGAGTTTTCTTTGCTATGCTTGAGTCAGTACATCCTCGTGATGCAGAACTTATTGTCGCAATGGTCAATAAGAAAATGCCAAAAGGCATTAGTAAAAATGTTGTAGAGAAAGCATTTCCTGGTTTACTTCAAGGCTGAAATTTGGTATAATAGAGCTATGAACATATTTGTATTACATAATGATCCTGTTATTGCTGCACAAATGCAGTGTGACAAACACGTACCTAAGATGGTAGTAGAATCTGCGCAAATGCTTTCTACTGCTCATCGCGTTCTTGACGGTCAGCTTTGTCGCCGCCCGTCAAAATCTGGCAAAACAATGGTCAAGTACTGGGATTTGTACGAAGGTGCTGATGACCTCGAAGCAGAATTGCTTTATTACAAAGCAGTCCATGTCGGCCACCCTTGTACTCAGTGGTCCATGGAATCAGACTCTAACTACCGGTGGCATTACGACCACTTCATCGGTCTATGCGACGAGTATACATATCGTTACGGAAAGTTACATAAGACTGCACGTGATCTAGCTGCAGCATTGTACTCTGCACCAAGAAATATTCCTAAAGGTCCTATGACTCCATTTGCACTTGCAATGAAATCTAATCCTGAATGTTTCTTCTGGGGTGACCCTGTACGTTCTTATCGTGCTTTCTACAAAACAAAGCAAGATAGATTTGCAATGAAATGGACAAAACGTCCTGTACCAGAATGGTTTTATATGGAGACTGCTGATGGATAATTTAGATAGACTAGATTTTTTATATCGCGAAATTGAATATGCTAAAACAAAGCTTCAACCACATGATACTGGCCACATAAATACAGCTATTAGTTGGATGGAAAATCGTGTTCGCGAAGTAAGGGAAGAAATTAGAAATGCCACTGTACACTCTAAAGGATTTAAAAACACAGGCTGAATGGAATATTACTTGTAGTTATAATGAACTGCAGAATACTCTTGATGCACAAGATAATGTTATAAGAGTTATTACACCTCCGAATTTTTCTACTTCTGGAGTTACAACTCATGCAAACTCAAAAACAGATGATGGCTGGAAAGAGCATTTAGGTAGAATCAAAAAAGGCTCAGGTAGAGGGAACACAATTAAAACATGAGGTTTATACATGAAAAAGTTGATCTTGGATATGATGACTTGGATGCAGATACACAGCCAACAGGTAGGACTTATGTTACTCCTGACGGTGCTCGTTATCCTAGTATTACAACAGTCTTAAGTATTCTAAGCGAAGAAGCTATTGCAAAGTGGAGGAAACGAGTAGGGGAGGAAGAAGCAAACCGCGTTGGTACGCGTGCATCTGGCCGTGGCACCTTAGTACACTCTATCATAGAAAGGTATTTACTTAATGAAGATACTACAGATTTCTTACCGCACATTAGACAATCTCTCGAAAACGTTCGTCCGATCCTTGATGAAAGACTTGGAAAAATATTTGGTCTTGAGGTTCCTCTTTATTCTGCTCATCTTGGACTCGCTGGTCGCGTTGATTGTGTGGCTGAGTTCGATGGTGTTCCATCTATTATAGATTTTAAGACATCAAAGCGTGTTAAGAAAAAAGAGAATATCTCTAATTATTTTGCACAGATGTCTGGTTATGCTGTGATGTGGGAAGAACGCACTGGCAAACCTATCACAAACACTGTTATCATTATGGATGTAGATGATAATGAGCCTCTTGTTTTTAAAGAACATAGAGATAACTACACTAAACTTCTTATTGATACAAAACGAGAATATGATAGGCGTAAATTATTTTTTTCTTAAGTGCATTTTTTAGTTTACAATCTTCTTTTTCTGTGGTATAATAGATCTATAATAAAAAAAGAGGAGAAATTTATTATGAGAATAGAAGTTGAAATCTTAGAAGCACAAGAATTTGCTTGTGAATATTACAATATTCCCCGTCAAGAGTTTGTAGAAAAAGCTGCAGTACGTTATCCATCGATAAAGCGTCAAGCTCAGTTGTTTCTGTATGCTGTAAAA